TGGTGGTGTCCTCCAGCACGGAGCACGAATAATTCGGGGGAAGGTCCGGCTCACCATCATCTGGGATGACTGGATTACGGAACTCAAAGACATAATCAGCACATAGCTGGAGTATCTCAGAGGTGTCGGGTGTCCCATCGACACAGACGAACAGAGTGCCGTAATCGAACGTCTTGATATCACCACCAGTAGGCGGTGTATCCCGGCGAACGAAAAGCCAGTCACTCGGCTCCAAGCTGATCTCGGCACTCTTTGCCACCTGCGCCACATCATGGGGAATCAGCCCTTCCGCCTGGCGGATGGTGCCGATCTTCCCGAGGGCCGCATTGGTTGTGAATGACAGAGCAACAAGTCCCCGCACACTGGCGGGATCGAAGGCCGTACCCATCGGCTTTGTGTAGAACCGCAGCTTGCGGACCCGGTACTCCTGGTAATTCTTGGCCATGGTGGCAAGCCAAGGAAACGTCGTTGCACTACCAGGCTGCACGGCAAACCGACTGCACACAAACGCGCTGTTGGAACCACTAATGGTCCCAACCAGCTCGTCTGAGGCAATTGGCTGCACAGGCGCCTGAGAGGCTACTGCCGCACTGCGGCCACGCTTCTCTGCTGAGCCAGCATGGAGATTTCCCCATGAAGTTTCAATCCCGAGATACCACTTCTTGCGGCGCCCATCCGGTTGGATTGAGCGGCCCTTCGATTTGTGATTCTGTGTCGTATGAGGACCCTTCACTGTTCCACCCTTACGTGCGGCAGCTGCCCGAGCCTTCTGGCTCTTGGTCTTGGTCATAGCGATTGTGTTTGTGTTGTTGAAGTAAAATAACTTCGTCCGAGCGGCGGGGTAAGGTTAACTCCCTTCAACCTCCAGCCCTATTATAATCCCGGGCTGGATAGTTTGACCTATGCGGCTGCTTACCAGCCAGCATCAACCTTCATGAGAATCTCAAAGGCGGGAGACTCAATCATGTAAGGGATGCTAGTGGCAGCAGCCAGACTTTGTGCAAAGGCGGCCTCGTCAGCACGCCCCAGCCCGTAACGAGCTGTGAAGAAGTCCCAAGTGTCCGAAGCTGCCTCTTCAGGAAAGCAGTCATCGACATGTACCTGGCGGTGGAGATCAACTGGCTCGGTGAGCCTGTACCTCTCCGGCACAAGTGACATGACGGCGCGTAAGTACACGCCAACAAAGGGAACGTAACTGTACGCCCTAAAAGAGTTCAAAGTTCCAGCCAAATCGCGGTGCCGGGACACGTTGCCCGGGCGCTTCAGTGTCCAACCAAGGCCAGCAATAAGCCTGCCTGGTTTAGGGCACCACCACGTTTGTCCGTTGACTGGTAGAAACAGGCCGCTCAGAAAAGTCACATCCGAAACGTCCCGCGTCAACTTTAACTCCAATACATACCCAAGGTCATGCTTGAGCCTTTCAGTGATCGCAACCGCTGTCTCTGCAAGGTCCATCCCTCGGGATCGGTACTCTGCGAACAATTTATCTGTTACGAATGCAATGAAATCAGTACACACGGTATTGCCCAGCGAGGTGTCGGGGTCCCCAGAGCGAACTCTGTAGGGATGCTCGAACTTAATACCAAGCCTAGTACGTGCCGTTGTGTTTCTCTGACCATTTCTGACAAGGCCCCAGATCCTTCTGGGGATGTTACCAACTCCACCCACAACCCTAGCGAAAACCGTCCATTTAATCCAATGAAACATGAAATTCATGTGGGAATCGTGCCGGCTTCCGTCGCCTTCACCCAGCACAATCCCGAACTCCTTGTCGAGAAAAACAATGATTTGGTCATCACCACACATGGCCCGACCGCCGTTTGCACAGGCATTGTCGAACCAGGCTCCAAGGTTCCTTGCGGTGGTTGCTGTAGCGTAAAAAATACCACTCTCTGAATCCCAGCAAAACATGCTCTTAAGCGCGTTGGCCACGCTGAACATCCAGGGTCCAAAAATAACGTTCCACCAATGAGACCCACCAGTAATGCACCTGGGGTCAAAGTCGATACGTTTAAAGATTTTTTCTACTTTACTAAATGCTTCCCTCTTGAGGATTTCGTAGAGCGTCGGTCCTGCTGCTGACTTGAGATCCTGGTCTGCCGCAACGTGTTGCTCACGTCTGGCACCGGGGAATCTGTCATTCCAGTCGGAGAACGATGCGTACTTCACCTCCGGCATGGGTCGTGTCATGAAATCTTCCAAGTATGCATCAGCAAAATCCTTGAAAGCCCGTTCATCGGGCATGGGCACTACCGCACACTGGCGATTTGAGGCTGCAATCAGCATGTTGGCCTGGCAGGATCGGGCCACCAATGGGATGGCGTCTCCGAAAACTATACCAGTGGCGTACAGCTTGGGTGCATCGTCGTTCAAGTCATCCAAAACCTGCTTCACGACTACTTTACACCCTTCTGCACTCTCCTTCAATTTCTTTGAACTCGTGTACCCAGGCAGGCCGAAGGAGCAGCCGCCGACAGTGAGAGGAAGCGGACCGGTCCACGCAATGGGCGTGAAAGGGTCAGCTCGGTAGAGCCCCTCAACTGGGCACACGATAGTAG